TGAACTGTATAATCAGTTGATCCTCCATCAATGACAATGATTTCATCCACCCAAGATTCATCATGGAAATCACCAATACAGCGTTTCACAGATTTTTCTTCATTTAATCCTTTTAAAAGAATCCTCATATGATTGTACTCCTTTATTCATAAAGATAGTTTGGACCATATACCGCTTGCAAATAAACAATTGCTGCTTGGATTTCGTCATTAAAAGTACCTAAAAATTTATTTTTTCCTTTTACATACACATGAACTTCATATTTTTTTTCTCTTTTTTTCCAACTAACACCTGAATAAATAGAAGAAACTAAATTTTTATCTCTTCTATTCATCAAATTTTCTCTATGAGTAACAACACGTAAATTTGATTTTTGGTTATTTAATCCATTATGATCAATATGGTCAACAAAAAAGTTTTCTTTTAACTTATCTTTCATAATAACACGGTGCATTATCATTCTTTTTCGTTTTCCTTTTTCACAATTTTTTCTTTCAGCATAAAATGTATGGCGTTGTTTACCTGCATACCACTTAAACTGAGAAAGAGATTCATAGTCTTCATCGTCCACTAAAGCAACTTTGCCTTGAGTAAGAGGAATTTCTTTCATTTCTATTCCTCCAATAATGAAAGCAATGCTTTCCTCACTGTCATTGGATTAATCGTATTTATACATGGACTGATGCAATCCTTTGTTTGTCCAAAACAATTTGTGAGTTTCTTGCATACTTTGAGTTTATCAGGTTCAAGATTAATAATCTTCTCAGAATCACCTACAGGCCCAACTACACGAGCTGGTGCAGGGCCATACAATACAACTACAGGAACACCTAATGCTCCTGCAAGATGTGACGGAAAAGAATCAATTACAACTGCGGCTTGTGCATTTTGCATTACAAAAGCAGTTTGATTGAAAGTTAATCCTCTAAAATCAATTACTCCTTCACAGTACATATCAGTCTTTGATCCAATTTGTACCGCCTTAATATCAAGTCCTTTGATAACATGATTCATATGAGCATAACATCTGAAAAAAGCATCTCCACCCGTGGTATGAATCACAATGTATGGTTCTACAGGAAGTTGTATTGATTCTTGCCAGATATAAAAATCATCCGGTTTTACTCCACAAAAAATATGATACATATCTGAGAGTTTCACATCCAGAGAATTGAATCCACCATGAAGGATATGATCCTGATGAGGATTATAAACAATATCATATTCACTTAACAGATTTTCATCCCAATTAATAACCTTATCTACATAAGGATTATTTTTAAGAATATCTTTATATTGAGGAGAAGTCATATAAATCAACTTCTTTCCTTTATTTTTTTCTTGTATTCCTTTGAGACATCTCGTAGTCATAAGCACGTCGCCTGCTGAACTATGCTGAGCAAAAAGAACTTTATCCTTAATTTTTGTATGTTTATGATTAACTTCTATTTCATCCAATATATCATTAATGTTGGAAGGATTATCTAAAAAATCCGTAATAAATTTATCTGAAGCAATGCTTTCTCTTATCATGGATTTTTTTGAAACAAATTCCATTTTGCTCATTAAATCAAAAACACAACAATGATTTGATTCGATCCATGAAGAACCTTGTTCTGACTGAAGAGGAATAAATCCTAATTGATCAGTTGGAGTAAAAAAACATCCTGATGCCGATAAAAAATCCTTATGAGCAGTAGAATCAGAAATAACACACATCGTTCCACATGCAAGTGCTTGAATAACTGTCCACGACAAACCTTCCTGCATCGAACAATTCACAAGACAGTCAATTGCATTATACACTTTAGGCATGGATGAATATGGATAATAAGTATTTTGTGGTTTCGCTAAAATATCACCGGACTTCAAACCGCAGTCTAAAGCATACTGTTTCAAATTAAACACACCCTGAAGCTCTGTATGAAGATATAAGACTGAAG